TTAGAATATATTTGAAATCTTTTCCACTACGTCGGCTTCCATAATTGGGGTAACGTGGGAGTAGGTATCCATCGTTTGTTGATATGAAGAATGGCCAAGCCTCATTTGTACGACTTTAAAGTTTACACCGGCTTCCAATAATAAGGTGGCGTGTGTATGACGAGTATCGTGCATCGTAAAGTCAGGTCTACCGATTGCGGTGGCCAACTTTTTACATTTTAGAGAAACCTTGGCCGGATCACGAGGGCTTCCGAACTTACCAGGGAACACGAGATTGTTATTTCTCCAGTTCGTTGCTTTTAGTCTTCGTTTATCGACGCATGTGCGAAGTTTTAGTAGCTCTGTGATAGTTTTATCGTCAAGCGAAATAGAACGCCTAGACGAGCTGTTTTTAGTTGTTTTAGAGATAGTTGTGACTTCATTGATACGTAAAACTGTCTGATTGACGGTTAGTGTTTTTTGCTTTAAGTTGACATCATCCCAGGTTAAACCGAGTATCTCACTACGGCGTAAACCCGTTGTAAATGCTAACTTAAATAGGGCGTGCCATTCGACATCATCAATTTGCTCAAGGAAGGTTTCTACTTCTTCCTTGGATAGTGTTACCATCTCTCGCTTACGCTCTTGTTTAGGCTTCTTGATTAATGTGGCCACGTTTTTAGAGATTATCTCATCCATAACAGCCTGTTTAAGGATAGCCCTAAGAACGGTTAGCGTGTAGCTGATAGTCCTGGCAGATAAGTGCCCCATGTTATCCATAAGGGCTCTTACGTTTAATGCTGATAGCTCGACTAACCGTATCGAGCCTATGAAAGGCACAATATAGGATTTAATAATATATTGGTAAGAGGAGAGGGTATTCTGTGAAACGGTATCCTTTTTAAGTCGGATCCAATACTCACACCATCTTTCAATGGTAATGGTATTATCATAGTTAGCACATTGCGCTAGTGATTCCACGTAGGCATCGCGTTCCGCAATAGCAGCTTTCTTGGTGGTACCATAAAAGTATTTACGCTTACCGTTTATCATCTTTGATACCTGGTATCGTCCGTCCGTTCTTTTTTTAGCCATAAAAATAACCTCCTAGGCTTAAATTTGAGTATAAGAAATACGCCTTAGAGGTTTTGTATGGTATAATGATATTGGAGTAAAAATGAAATACCTTTTCTCTAAGGCTAGGTATGTAGTTTTTAGTAGCCCTCACTGCGGTGAGGGCTTATTTTTTTTGTGTGCCTAAGCTTACGTTTGCTCTAGATAGATTAAAAATCTATTCTGTGTATCTATTGGCATGTCCGCAATGTTTGCATAACACTGAAACAAGAAGGGCTTTATTGCTCGATCATCGTCATCAATACCGTTAAATACAGATAAGAAGTCGACAATAAATTGTTTTTTTAGATAATCAGTTTTTAGTAAAACCATCATCGATAACATTACCCCATATACTCCCTTAAGATATACTTTTTCGTTTTTTCCAATCTTTTTATTTTCTTTCTTTATTAAAAAATTTCCAGGTAAACATTTTGACAATGTGCTAGAAGGAATTTTTCGTGTCTCATCAGTTCTAAGAGCAGTAAAATCAAGATTATGTGCTGCTGCATTTCGAAATACTCTAATTGCTTCTAATGCGCAAATAATAAAATTAGTTTTATCGTTAAGTGGAATTGTCCTGCCCGTTCCGTCAGGCAACAATGCGTTTACAACGTCATCGCGCTGGGTATTCTTTAATAGTTTAAAAAGATTAATGGAATTACTAAATGATAGGTTCTTTAATAGTATCCAAGGCGGGATGTGGTTATGGTGTTCACGATAATATAAAGTAGGATTGCTTGCGATTTTATTATCATCTCTTGTTTTTAAACATTCGAGTTGAACAGCATTAAACGTCAATACATTATTAGGACTTTGATAAGACTCTTTATATTTTGACTTTGCTAAATATACTGACATATCTACACCAAAATCTCTAGATAAAGTGTAAGCTAGTTTTGTTTTAAATATATTTTCAATAAACATACTATATTTTAGTATGAATGCTTGTATAGATCTGTCAAACATAGAAAGGCTATATAACTGTTCTATAGTAGTACCTTCAATAAAATATTCTCCGTTTGGCATAAAATGTCTTTGGTAACGATTGATTAGATCGTAATAAGATACTGTATCTAAAGCATGCATTGCAAACTCTGGATTACTTATATTTAGATTCCTAGTACGTAATAATTCAATTTGTTCCTCGTAAGTTTTAAAAGGCTTGTCATAAATTGTCAAAATTTAGCCTCCTATACAATAAAAGGAGCCCTTGCTACCAATGATAGCAAGGGCTCCAGTGTCCACAGTCACGCAATGTGGAAAGGGACAGTTCACTATCATCAGTATACATCATATAAAATAAGTTTTCAATACTTATTCTCTTGTGAGTAAAACAGTATCACCTATTTTTATAGGTGTTATTACCGGCGCGGAAAGATTTGTAGAAATATCATTTTTACTAACATTCAATGGCACAGTTCGAGCAATAGTTTTTTGAAGTACAGATACTGGGCTAAATAGAGTATTAGTACGTCTAACAATGCGTTGGCATACAGCGAATTTAGCATAAGGGGCTGTAACTTCAATAACCGCCTTTATTCCGTCGTAAGCGCCGTAGTTTACACCATCTATAATTAAGTCTTCACCTGGCTCAATTATACGTAAAACATCACCCTCTTTGGCGCCGTCGTTTAGACCATAATTGATCAATACTGTGTTTTCGTTTTCAATAGCAATAATTTTATAGGTATCAAACATAACGTCCTCTCCTTTTGTCACAATATGTGATGGTAAAAGTCTATTTGACCAAGCTCATAGTCCTCTAGTTGAGACATTCTAACCATACGTTCGACTAAATTAACGTGATGATCTACATAAAAGTCATCACGAATAATATGACTTAACTCATGCTTTATTTCCTCCCTCATGCGTTCATGGGGGAGGTTTTTATTAATGTAGATATTATGAGTGTCTACATCTTCTGACTCCTCAGAAACTGCTTTAGCATTTGGTAAGTCACAATAGATAAGGTTAATAACCAATACTACCACTCTCCCTTGTGTGTATTACTTGTGTTTAGATTTTAAGAACTCTATGTATTTAACTGTTTCTTCCATCTCCTCTTTAGTAATATCTTTAGCAGCAGAGAAGAGCATACGAGCCCCTGGACGTGTGCGTAGGTATTCGGCGAACTCTGCTGCTTCTGGGTCGGTGTAGTAGCCGTCTGTAGACTTTTGCTCTACTGATTGCTCAGAATCTTTCCAACCCATTAAATATGCAGGCGTAGTATTAAGAGCTTTAGCTAATGGTTCAAGAACATCAATTGGCATATTCTCTATATCACCATTTTCATATCTATATATAGTAGCCCTATTTTTATTTAGCATTTTAGCTAACATATCAGCTGTATACCCTAACTCTAATCTTCTTTGTTTTATACGTTCTCCGATTCTCATAAGATCCCTCACTTTCTAGTTGATTACATAATACAATACAATTCGCAAAAATGCAACAAATTTCTTTAAAATATTTATAAAATCGCACAAAATGCGAAAATAGTTGTTGACATGTGTCTTGCGATAGAGTAATATCAAATCACAAGGTGTCGCATATAAGCGACTTATAAGGAGGTGAAATTTATGAATATTAGAAAGTTAAAGGCTAAATTAGTTGAAAGGGATGTATCCATAGCAGACTTAGCAAATATCTTGAACGTTGATAAATCAACAGTATATAGGAAGTTTAATAAGTCGGGCGAGGCTTTTACCGTTAGTGATGTTGATAAAATTGCTAAAGCTTTGGCTCTAACTTATAGTGATATTAATGAAATTTTTTTTGCTAATGTTGTCGCATAGTATGCGACTTTAAAGAAAGAGAAATTATGAAAATAGTAAAACTCATTACAAAAGCAACGCACCAGAGCATAGTAGACGCAATGATTTCCATAGCAATAGCACATGGCTTAACGATCACAAATGTGGAAAACATTATGACTGATGTAATAGCGTATTTGAAAGATAACGCAACGGTAAAAAAGTAAAAAGCCACCAACAAAGTTAGTGGCAATAGATAGGCGGTGAAAATATGGAGTTTGTCATCGGATATATTATAGGGCTCGTGCTGACAGGAATTTTGATTATTGTAGTTGCTGGACGTGAGCCTTAAGCCGTTGAGCCTCTTCGCGTAAAAATTCGACGTCTGAGTGATCTTTTACAACAGACATTTTTTCGATAAGGAGTGTGAATTTAATAAATTCTGTAGGATATGCTTTAGCAATTTCAACACGTATTTCGGGCCATAAAGAATAGTCCCATTCTGAAAATGCAGAATAGACGCCAGTCGTCATTATGAATCTTGCACAATTATCAATGCATCGAATGAACATAAGCAATAACGCCTTATTGTATTTTTCCCGTTCTTTTTTCAGTCTACTAACATTTGTTAAGTGATTCAGATACGCACCTAGTGCAGATGCAAATGACGCCGTAAAAAGGCCTAAGAAAAAATCAGTGTAATTAATCATAATTAATACCTCCCTTTTGAGGTAATTATATCAGAAATTAAGTGAAAGAAGTAAAAGCCACTAACAACATTAGTGGCAGTAGAGAGGAGGTGTAGAGATGAAGAACCCTGTAGGGGGGATTTATACAAAAGAAAATAGAGAACAATTTAATTATCAAAATAAATTCATAAGAGTTGAGCCAACAGGGGGTGATTTTTGGGACTACTTACCATTTATTGCTGTAGTGGTTTCCTCTGTTTCATTAGGCGTATCCATAGCATTTTGGCTATTTAAAATTTTATGAAAATTGGATAAATCGTAATGAACTCTGTAGAACTTAAATTTTTTTCGATTAGATGTTGATACAGATGAGCGATGCCATGGTAACCAAGCGTATTGAGGAATTTTAAATTCAATGGAGACGCCCTCTTCAATAGAAATATTTTTATTAAGAACGATCAAGATTGGCAACTCTAAACAACTTCCTGATGTGATGGGACCACAGCGAGATTTAGGCAAATCAATAATGAAATTTTCCAAAGCTCTTGGTCCGAATGGACTAATTAATAAAGAAGGCTTGTTTTTTAATAAAGGAAGACTAGATAAAGTGCAAAGGAAATGGTTTTCGTTAGTTTTAGGATTATAGGCTCGTAAATCAAAATAAGAGCTATTGGCTGTACTAGCATTCACGATGATTGCAGTTGTAAAAATTGCATATCGATTAGGCGAATCTTCAAAAATATTATCAGCAGCTTTTATGTTTTTTGTGACATCTAATGCAAAACAATTGGTATCAAAATCAACCGTTATTAATCTTCTTTCTCGTAAATATGAAAGTAGAGAAAGTAATAAAGCAGCTAATGAAATGATTACAGTAATAAAATCCATATTTTCACATCCTTTCAAGGTGATTATATCAAAAGTATTTATTGTGTCGAAAGGAGAATAAAAATGAAACCAGATAGTATTTTAAACACAGACCAATACACAAAGATTGTTATAAAGAGGGAAGACGACGATACAGTAGTTGCGGTTATCACTGAAGATGATGTCGAGCCTTCGCCAAACTATATCGCCGTACTAACTCCTAATTATGACTAGCCTTTTGGTGGATGCGGATCATGTCCGTGGCTATCCTTTTGAGATATCCGGCCATCTTTATTGTGGATTACTAATTCACTTTTTTGATTACGGCTAGTTTGTCTTCCGTAATCGATTGCAGCTTGCTTTGTGTCGAAGTGTTTGGTTGCTTTAGAATTTCCAGCACCTTTGACATTCCAACCGCCACTTTTGGATGGCACAACATGTTGATTTTTACCCATATAATCAACTCCTTTCTAAGGTGATTATACAAATTAAACTTTAAAAATATGCAAAATATACATGAACAATTTATGAATACGATTGGAGGAGGTAGTTATGAATAAGATGTGCATTACGGTGGCGGAAGCTGCAGAGCTTGCTAGCGTACCGGAAACGGTCATCCGTGAATGGGCGCAAGATTTTGACTTTCCGTCCATGAAAATCGGTAAGCGTGGTGGCAAACGTCTTATCCACGTTGAGTCGTTTAATGCTTGGCTTGCTAAACGGTGCCAGGCACGAATAGGAGAATAAGGAGATGAAATCCAAGATGAGTGCGATGACATATAAAGAAAAACGGGAGCTTAGACGTGCTGCTATGGCTCCACAGTTAGCTGATATTATAGAGGGCTTTATTGTCGGATCGTGTTTCTTATATCTAGCAGTAGGTATTTTCTACTGGTGGATTACAGGGGAGATGTTAGTGAAATGGTAAAACGATGTTATCACTGTGGGTACAAACTTACCCCGAATATTACCTACAGTCTTTACAATACCGCTATTGGAAAGGTGGTTACAGTATGTAAAGACTGCCATACTTCTCATTTGCGAATGAGGGCAAAACAAAGAAAAAGGGCTGCACTTGCTGGAACAAGTACAACCCACTATTAAATTAACCAGTTAAATTGTAACACATAAGGAGGCAATCATGCCAACTGTTAATAAAAATATAGACTTTAATTTTTTTAGCCGCTCTGGGCGTGTGCCCCCTAAAGTGCGATTTAACGTATGGGGCTCGGCTTGTGGATTAAGTGTAGACGCGTATAACGCAATTGGTAGACCTGAAGGCTTGCGAGTTGGAATTGATACATCAGCTCGTGAAATTCATGTATATCCTGTTTTAGAAAAGAATAATGAAGCAGCGATTTATCCACCTAAAGCTGCTTTACAAAAATCTAAAATCATTATCTCAAGGGCGAGAGTCGTATTAAAAGAGTTAACAGAATTAGGTATTACTAAAAATATTAGTGGGGACGTGATCATCGAAGGTGATTCCAAAAAGCTAATATTTAAGTTTTGAGAGGAGCTAACATGCCTGAAATAAAATCTAAAAAATTATTGCCATCTGTAAATACATTTGACTTCAACTTTTTCGCTGATAATAAAGAAAAGCGTCGTGCAGCAGAAACAGTAGCAATTGTTGTAACTAATAGTTATATCAAGCTTTCATTAGCTGCTTATAAAAAATTAAAAGGTCCTGAATATTTTAGAGTTGGTATAGACGTTCACAATAAAGTGATTTGCGTATCACCTGCGTTAAAAACAGAATCTTATGTTTTTAAGCCGACCGCAAAGCAAATCGAGCGAAACACTATTTTTATTACTAAAAGTAGTAGCGTAATCAAAAAGCTTAAAGAACTTGGCATTCCCAAGATGGTAACTGGAATGCTAGTTGATGGTGAGTTATTATTCAAATTTTAAAGGAGAAACTATCATGGAAAATCAAAATATCTTAACTATTAAATTCAATACATTAGATGATCTAGCGGTGCAAGTGGCAGATTGGAACGAACGATTAAATCATCAGTGCTGCGGTAATTGCTCTAATATTGAAGCCCCTACAGTAACAGTTGGCGAGACTATTGATGTTGAAGTAGCGGCGTCTGAAGTTGCAAAAAAAGTAGATGTAAAACAACAACCTGAACCTGTTGAAGTTGAGCCAGCGCAAAAGGATGTTCCTGTAACCGATTTTGAAGGTAAGTTAGTAACAGATAAAAAAGAAGAAAAGGTTGAACAGGCAGAAGAACCTGTATCAGAACCTACTCCAGCTGAAACACCGACGGAAGAATCAACTCCAACAGAAACGCCAGACCAAGATGCAACATTAGATGTAACTGCTGAACCAGTAGATAAAAAAGCATTTTATGCTGAAATCCGTAATTGGATGGGTACGGATAAGGTTCGTGCCGGTAAAGTTCTTACAGTATTTAAAAAGCATGGCGTCGTAGGGAAAATTTCTAGTGATGCTTTAACTGATGATATCATCACTGATTTGAAAACAGTAATGGCAGGGGAGGAATAATATGGCTAAGAAACAATTCAAAGCGCAAGCTGACATATGTAAGAAGTCGTTAGATGTATTACATAAAGCAATTGAACTTGATCCTGATAATACGGAAGAATACAACGCAGGTATCGCATACACAGAAAACGTTATGAAAGCCTCTAATGCCATTGTAAAAGCCTTTGATGTGGTTGAGCCTCCTAAGGCAGCTACACCTAAAGAAAAATCTGAAGACACTCCTAAAGAAGAAAAACCTAAACGTAAGCGTAAGGCTAAATCAAGCGAGCCTCCTATACCTGTTGTTGAAGAGGCTGAAGAAGTGATTGCCCCTGTGCCAGAAGAAGATGCGGACTTATTCGCTATGTTCGGCGACTAAAAGGAGGTATTCACTGTGGAGATTGTATCCAGTACCTATATTCACAAAATGTTCGATAGCGTAATTCTAGAGGCTCCTTATGGAGCAGAATACACAACTGTCCATCATATCGACTGTGGGTTTACGTTTGGGGGTAGCTGGCAACGTAAATATTCATATCATAATGGATATGTTACCGGTGCCAAATACTACACCTGCCCAAACTGCCAAACATCTTCCAATCCTTGTGATCATAAAATTTACTATTCCATTAGTGATGAGAAAGTATATCCTGTGACCGCTTATGTGGAGGTTATTAATTACAAACACTTCTTAGATTTAAAAATTAGATACCAAGGCATACAGCTTTTCTTTGACGGTAGAAAAAACGACCACGGAATGTGTACTGAAACGTTGCGATTCGACTTTAAGAAACGCAAGGCTATCTTCATTGATAGATTTAGAATCCGTTATGAATTGACTGTTGATTACATTCGTGAAAATGAGATTATGCCTGTACTTAAATTCTTTGGTGATTCATACGCAATGACAGACTTTAACAGAAAATTTTTAAACAAAACATTCAAAGCATTAAGGTCTATGTTTGAAAAACGATTAAAGGAAACATATGGGTATGGCGCTAAGGATGTATATGTAGCTCCTGGTGCCACTGAAGACAACGGCTATCATTTTACGATGCTGCTTAATATGATTTTAAAAATATCGGCACCGGATATGCCTAGTATTGTTAGCTTGATGAGACAGTATGTGCACTGGACTAATGCTTACTGCTTATATCGATATACAAATATTCCGTTTGAAGACGATGTATTGGCGGCTACAAGAAAGGGTATGAATTTTCAAGAAGCACTTAGACAATCATATAAGGCTCCCAATAGTAGAGCCTTGCGGAAGTGTATGGTTAATGATCCATTAAGCGTATATATGTCTGATGTTCTTAATCTTTTTAACGATGAGAATTGTAGACGTACTATCCTCACACTACAACGAAGCTATGAAAGTACTTGTCCATATACAGGCAAGCTTCATAACGCTAATGATTTTCGTAAGGCGATGAAGCTAAATATACCTCGCTCTAAGGATATGTGGCAGGAGCTAATTAAGCGATGCGGTGAGCCAGCGGTATTGCGCTGGATGTTATCCGAAGACATTCGTGATATCGAAGATTGTGTAGATATGTACGCAAAACTCGATACAAAATACCAAGATGTATTATGGACAAAACGATTCAAACTGAAGAACTTTCATGATGAAGTTATCAAAATCTTCAATAAGCAAGAGTACGGCGACGTAATGCTTCCGGAGGTTCCTCAACTACAAGCGGATGTAAACGGAATGCATTTTATGGTCCCAAGAACTGCAGCAGATTTAATGACTGCTGGTAAACGGTTAAAAAATTGTGTTGGCTCATACCGGGATAGAGTCATGAAAGGAACTACGGCAATAGTGTTAGTTACCGACGATTCTATGAAGCCGGTTGCATGCCTAGAATTGGCCAATAAGGGTAAGAAGAAAGGTCGTCAAATATTTGACTTAGTACAGGCTAAGCTTTTTGCTAATGAAATGCTTAAAAAGAATGCTCATATTAATTCGACGGTCATGCAATGGGCCAATCAATTAAAGATTGAACCGCATACCATCGACGTGGACGCTAGTGTTGTATAGGAGATCACCATGAAACTCACAAAATTAGAATTACTAAATTTTAAAGGGCTAAAATCCTTTACCATAAATCTTAATGGCGATGTCGTAATCCGTGGCGATAATGCTACTGGTAAAACGACTGTATTTGACTCTGTGTGTTGGTTACTATTCGGCAAAGATAGCCTAGATAGAGCTGACTTTGAAATCAAAACATTGGATGGAGGAGAACCCATTCATAAAGTCAATCATGAAGTAACAGGAACCTTTACTTTGGACGAAGGGGGCACAGTAGAACTCAAACGTGTGTATCGTGAAAAGTATTCATCCCCTCGTGGTGGCGAAGTTACCCTCACAGGTCATACGACAGATTATTTTGTCGATGGTGTACCTAAGAAAGAAAAAGAATACAAGGAAATAGTTAGTTCGCTTGTTGATGAAAGTATCTTTAAATTGATTACTAATCCTTTGTATTTTAACGAAACGTATTCCTGGCAAAATCGTCGTAAGTTATTGCTTGAAATGTGCGGTGATATCGATGATATCAGCGTAATTAATAGTCGTGATGATTTAAGACGATTGGCTGAACTGTTAGAGGGTCGAACGGTAGACGATCATCGTAAGGTGGTCGCAGCTAAGAAGACCGCCATTAATAAAGAGCTTGATATGATTCCGATTCGTATTGATGAAGCTGTGCGTAACAAGCCTGAAACTGTATCTGATAAAGCAAAACTCATCCGTGATATTGAAACCTTATCCGCTGGTATAGATGAAGTTGAAAAGCAAAAGGCAATTATTCAAAACGGGTTTAGTTCTGCTGAAAAGGAATCTAAAATCCGCGATATTAACCGCCAGTTAGAGGCTCAAAGCTCTAAAGTGCTATCCGACTATCACAAACAAAAACAACGCTTGCGCGATGAATATGAAGCCTCTTTAACCAAACTAAAAATGGTGGAAGTAGACAGAGATAGATGTGCTGATAGACGAGACGAACTTAACAAAGAAATTGAGCGTGAGTCTAAACGCATTGCAACATTACAATCTGAATTTGATACGTTTAACGCACAACAATTCAATAAAGAATCTTGCCCTACTTGTGGACAAGCACTACCCGCTGATAAGCAAGCAGTACTCGAGGCAGAGTTTAACACCAATAAATCTAAGAAGCTTGAGGAGTGGAAAGGGCTTATTGAAAGTGCAGTGAAGCTTAAAGCAAACTATGAAGAGCAACAAGAAATTATGGTGTCAAAGGTTGATAGTTTAACTACTGAGGCATCTCAATATAATGATGCTTACAATGTTAAATTTAAAGAATATGAGGCATACTCTGAGCCTAATCTTGAAGACGATCCAGTCTATGCTGATTTGAAGGCTCAATTATTCTTGCTAGAAATTGACGATGAACCAGGTGCTGAAGCCGAAGAACTTGCTAAACTTGACGAAGAACTGAGCTCTATGAAATCTAAAAAAGCAGGCCTTGAGACTGAGTTAAATAAATTTAAGCTTATTGATGATATTAATCATCGAATCCTTGAGTTAGAAAATCAACAACAAAAATTAGTAGCAGAAAAGAACGCACTTGATGAAGCGGCCTTCTTAATGGATGAATTCATTAAAGCAAAGGTTAATATGCTGGAAGAAAACATTAATTCAAGATTTAAATTAGCTCGGTTCAAAATGTTTAATGTTATGTTGAATGGCAATGTAGAAGAATGTTGTGAAACTACCTATAAAGGAGTTCCATATCGAAGCATGAATAACGCAGCACGCATTAATGTAGGGTTAGATATCATTAATGCATTAACAAGTTATTACAAAGTGAATGCTCCGGTATTCATCGATAATGCAGAAGCAGTAACTGAATTCGTTCCAGTTAATAGTCAAACGATTAAGTTGATCGTTGATGAATCGAAACCGCAATTAACTGTTGAGGAGGTGTAGATATGAATGATTTACAAATTTTTAAGAACGATACATTTGGCCAAGTTCGTATTTTAGAAAAAGATAATGAATTATGGTTTGTAGCAAAAGATGTATGTGATTGTTTAGAAATAAAAAATACAACCGATGCACTTAAACGATTGGACAATGATGAACGGTCTAGATTTAATCTAGGGCGTCAAGGAGAAACAAATATCGTCAATGAGTACGGACTATATAACCTGGTGCTTTCAAGCCGAAAACCTGAAGCTAAAGAATTTAAACGGTGGATCACACACGATGTAATCCCTCAAATTCGTAAGACCGGTACTTATAGCATGAACATTCCAAAGTCATTACCTGAAGCTCTTAGAGCCTACGCTAATGAGGTGGAATTGCATAATGCTACCAAAGCTATTGTCGCTCAGCAAGAGCAGCAGATAGCAGAATTTAACCCGGTTAAGGATTACGTAGATAAAATTCTCTCAAGTAAATCCTGTTTAGCGATTACTCAAATTGCAGCTGACTATGGCCTTAGTGCTCAAGAGTTAAATAAAATTTTGCATGAAGCTGGTCTACAACGTAAGGTCGGTGATCAATGGATTCTGTACAAGCAACATATGGCTAAAGGTTTTACTAAATCAGAAACTTTTACATTCTGCAGAAGTGATGGTCGCTTAGATTCAAAAATCACGACTAAGTGGACACAAAAAGGCCGCTTAGAAATTCATAGCATTTTAACTAAATTAAACATCCACGCTGTATGTGAAGACGTAGCATAGGGGGTACATAATGGGTGAAGTAACAAAAGCACAAACTCAAACACCATCGCTTAAAACTATGGTGTCTAGTGAGTCGGTAAAGAAACGTTTTAATGAAATCTTGGGTAAAAAATCAGCGGCCTTTGTGTCCAGCTTGATTTCTGTATCTAACAATAATGAGCTTTTATCTAAAGCTGACCCTACTACAGTTATTACTGCAGGCGTGATGGCAGCCACTTTGGATCTTCCGATTAATCAAAACTTGGGGTTTGCCTATATTGTTCCTTTCTACAACAGTAAAAAGAAAATTAATGAAGCTCAATTTCAAATGGGATACAAAGGGTATATCCAGTTGGCCATGCGCACAGGTCAATATAAGACTATTAATGCTAGTGAAATCTACGAAGGCGAAATTAAACACCATAACAAACTTACAGGCGAATTCGAATTAGGCGAGCGAACTAGTGATAATGTAGTTGGTTACATCGCTTATTTCAAGCTCATTAATGGTTTTGAAAAGTATTTATATATGTCTAAAGAAGATGCTGAAGCACACGCTATAAAGTATTCCCAAACATACAAAAGAGGTTTTGGTCTTTGGAAAACTGACTTTGACGCAATGGCTATCAAAACAGTACTAAAACGTTTGTTAAGTAAATATGGCATTCTATCAGTCGAAATGCAGAACATGGCTAATGCAATCTCTGTAGATGGCGCCGTCATTCGTGATAATAATGGCGAGCTCACCCCTGATTTCGAAGGTGAAACTATCGATGTTCAATCAGATGTGGCAGAAACAATCGCTAATAATGCAAATTCTGAAGCCATTGACATAGAACCTGGTCCTGCCAGTGAGTTTGTTAATCCTGAAACAGGCGAAGTCGTCAGTATGTTCGGTGATTAATTGTGATTAGCATTCAAGCATTCGGTAGTAGCTCGAAAGGTAACTGCTACCGAATCAAAACTTCAACCAATGGTGATGAACTGCTACTGGATGCAGGGTTATCCTTTAAAGAAATTCAACGGTATTGTCGATTTAACTTTCTGCATCTATGTGGGGTATTAATCACTCATGAACATGGAGATCATAGCAAAGCTGTCCACGATTTATTAAAGCTTGGCCATCGTGTATATATGTTAAAAGATACTGCAGATGCGTTATATGTAGCAGGTAATCATAAAGCTATTTACATTACACCTAAGGTTCAATTTACGATAGGTAATTTTAGTATTCTACCTTTTGAATTAGAACACGACGTTCCTAATGTTGGTTTTTTGATTTCTGACGGTGAAGAGAAACTCTTATATATTACCGACACCTACTATTGCCGGTACACATTTAAAGATGTGAATCATATCATGGTCGAGTGTAATCATTCATATGAAATCCTGAACCAACGTGTTGATGATGGAGGCCTGCATGAGAAACGCATGGAACGATTAATTCAATCTCATTTTTCGTTAGAGAATGTTATTAAATTTCTAAAGTCTATGGACCTTACTAAGTGCCAAGACATTCGACTGCTTCATTTATCAGATGGTAATTCTAATGCTACAGCATTTAAACAAGCTGTTCAGGCTGCTACTGGTAAATATGTAATCGTAGAACAAGAAAGGAGTCCATTATGATCGTTAAATCCATTCAAATTACAGATAACGATATCAATATCGCCTATCAGAAACCATCTGCTACTGGTCTGACAGATGTCTTTACCATTAAATCTAAAGATGATCCGCGACTTGAACTTATGCAAGCCTTCAGTCGGCTACAGGCTATTATGAAAAAGAATTTTGAATTCCTGGAAGAGTTTAATATCCCGTTTGTCGTAAGACAATTCAAGTTTAAATATGGCGTTATAGAGGACGTGGTGGAGAAAGTCAGCGTTGAAGGCATTATACAAGATGCAAACTCCACTGATGAATTGAAATTCAAGACTGATTGGTTGTCGGTAGAGTATGTAGACCGTACATTTGCTATTTCAGTGCAAGACTTAATTGATGAATGCGTAAAGTTTATCATGGGGAACCGAGCCCAGGATAGTTTGTTTATAGATGAGGAATGATGAATGGCCAAGGACGTGTATTACTTCAGCCACGATGTTAATGCGAGCAATGATCCTAAAATCGTAGCAATGGAGTCAGAGTTTGGGGTTATTTCATATGCCTGGTGGTGGAAATTAATTGAAAAACTGGCTTCATCTGAGGACTATAGACTGCCTTTTAAAAAATATACCTTTATTGCTCTTGATAAAGAATTAGGAATTTTGAACGAAAATGAACGACCGTTCAACGAAAATGAACGACCGTTCAACGAAAATGAACGACCGTTCAACGAAAATGAACGAGATTTATTTTGTTCAAACAAATCATTTTTGTTTATAAATTCGTTAATTCACGATTTTGAACTGCTTGATTGTGATGATGAATATTTTTGGTCTCCTAGTTTAATCCGTAGACAAGAGATACGAAGAAGTAAAAACGAAAAAAAGCAGGAGCAACGTAGGTTGGCGGGCATTAAGAGTGGCGAGGCAAGACGAAAAAAAGGAACGAAAACGAACGACCGTTCAACGGTCGTTCAACGAACTTCAACGGTCGTTGAACAAAACGAACAAAAGGAAAGGAAAGGAAAGGAAATTAATAATATAGAGAGAGATACGCGCGCGCGTGAAGATGAAAACCCTCTATCTATGTTTGACGATGATGAAGTAAAAAATAAACCTATTTACGAATTGTATATGAAATCAATTGGAGTTGTATCACCTGCTATTAAAGAACGGTTAGATGATCTAGTTGAATCATATGGTAAGGAACGAGTTATTGTTGCTATCAATACCACAGCCGATAACGGAGGTAATAGTATCAAGTATGTTGAAACTGTTACAGCAGGGAATTTAAAAAAGGAGGTGAATAAAGATTTTGGAACCACTAAACGTAACAGCAGCAATAGAGGCTCTTCGAGAAAAGACGAGCAAGTTGACTGGCAAGCGGAATATGAAAGAGTACACGGTAAAAAATGAGTTCTTTTATCCAATTTATGATAAACCAGTAGTCATTCAAACTAATGTTAATACTACGTATGCTGCAGTTGGAATTCCCAAGCGGTATTACGATATGGATTTTGAGTGGTTGCGCAAGCATGGTAGCTTTCCTAAAGAAAACGCTGAAGCCTATACTGTGGTTAAGGAGTACTCTCATAACCTAAAAGAAAATCTTGAGTCTGGCAAGGGGCTTATATTAAGGGGACCAGCTGGTACAGGAAAGACATCTATTGCAGTTAGCCTTCTAAAAGAGGCCATGAAATTAGGCAGAGGATGCCTTATGATTTCAATGCCAAATCTACTAGATAATATGCTTACGTTATCTAAGGGCGATAATGTAGCCTATCTGAGCTATGAGCAAAAACTTAGAAATATTCCCTTGTTATTGCTTGATGATTTCGGGGCAGAGTATTCGAAGTCTGACTGGGTAGCATCTAAGGTTGAAAGCGTTATTATTGATCGCTACAACCGAATGAAGCCTATAATTCTTACGACGAATTATAGCGAGACCTGGACTGAAGAAAATTATAGTCAAAGAATATACGACCGCTTACGTGGAGAATATGAAGAGGCTATATTTAATGGAGAATCACACCGATGAAGATTCTCCTACGATGTCAGTTTAGGTTTAGAAAGAAAACCCATAACCGGTTCCCAACGTTAAATGAGTATATTGACTGTGAGCGTGGTTCTACTATAGCAGCCGCCGCTATGAAAAAGAAATGCACCGAGCAAGTCAAAGAACAATGTCTATCACAACAGATAGAATCAGTTAAGGGCAAAATAGACCTATTATTTGAATGGCACTCATCAACCAGGCATGATCCTGATAACGTAGCTTTTGCTAAGAAATTTATTCTTGATGGATTACAAGCTGCAGGAGTGCTAGAAAACGATAATAGGGAATTCATCGGAACTATGGCTGATGAGGTTATAAATGACGATGATGATTTTGTGATTGTACATATCACAGAACATATGAGCATATTCCTATAGTCGCTAATAGTCATAAAAAACAAAATTTCATATGTATAAGAACGTTTTAATGCGTTAATGAGTGAATCTTCATGAAGCTGGAATAAAACACAATACGGACTAAAATAAAGCGTAAAGGAGGAGATGCATTTGAATGAATGCGAAATTGAAAAAATTACTAGGTTGGCTACTGAGGTGGCTACTAAAACCTACTATGAATTAGCAAAGCAAGAAAATGCACAGCTAGGTCGTAAACTTCGACACAACACGATCAAGCTATTAAAGCATTATAGTCAATTACAGTCATATGTAGACAATGCTATCTCGGATTCGACACAAGCCGAGGAGATATGGCTCAATGAACTGTTGATTGATATGTTTGACGATAAAAGCATTGTGAAAGTGAATGCGATTGTTAAATCTAAAGAAAAAACAGCATTGATGATGCGACATGTAAATAACATGCTCGATATCTATGCTGAGAAGTGTAGCGGCAAGCAATTCAAATATTGCGAATGCATGCGCAGGTATTATATTGATGGAGAAACCTTAGAAGAGATTGCAGAATCATTTCCTGAAAAGCCAGATGTTCGTACCATCAAACGTTACATCGCTAGAGGGATTGAAGAGTTATCTGTATTGCTGTGGGGAGTTATTGGGTTAAATACAAAGCTAGCCTGAAAAATTGTCCCAAAACTGTCCTAGACCTGTCCTTCTTGACAGTTTATAATGATAGTGTGAGTTAATAGGGAAACAAATACTCTCTCTCAACGACACAGTGAATACCTAGAACACTAAAGCGAAAGACCACTTAATCTATACGGTTAGGTGGTCTTTTTGCATACAAATTTGAGTAAGTGAGGTGAATGCGATTGACTGATGTGTATTGTGAAAAGAGGCGGTGTCTTAATAATGTGAAAGGTTGGTGCAAGGCTAATGGAATTCATATAGATCATATGTGTAAATCGTATGCACCATCACATTCGTTAGTAAAGATAAAAACCGCAAAGGTTCATAAGGAGTGCGGTAAATATAAGCAAAATAAAGGCGTTTTAAAGTAGCTAGGAGGTGAAATAGTGGCTGCATTAAAAAACAAACGACATGAAAAGTTTTGTCACGAGTACATCAAAGATATGAATGCGACACAAGCCGCTATTCGAACTGGTTATTCTGAGAAAACCGCCAATAGAATAGGTAGCCGATTGTTGTCAAATGTTGATATAAAAACGAGGGTCGCAGAATTACGGGAAGCCTACTTCAATGAAAACATCATGACGGCTCAGCAGGTCGAGTATGAGTTAACAAGAATTGCCCTGGGGCTCTCAAATGAAAAACACGTCGTTATCGAAGGTACAGGGGAAGGATGTTCTGAAGCTCGAATTATCGATAAACCACCTGACGAGAAGTCAAGACTGAAAGCACTGGAGCTAATGGCTAAACGCCATAGAATACTTAGCGGTGATACAACTATCGATATTAAGCCTGTACTCATCGTAGGTGGTGACGATATTGCAGACTAATAGAGTGTACTTGCCTGATATAGTAGGTAAGGGGTATGGCGCTTTTTGGAAATTCAAAGGGCGTTATAAAGTAGTCAAGGGCAGTCGTGCCAGTAAGAAGTCTTCTACACAGTCTCTAAAAGTTATTATGGAGATAATGGAGAACCCTTGTATAAACTGGCTAGTCGTTCGTAAGACAGAACGGACTTTGCGAGACAGTTGTTTCGCGCAACTCAAATGGGCTATGCGCCAGTTAAAGGTAGAGCGGTACTTCAAATGTTCCGTATCGCCACTTGAAATAACATATATTCCAACAGGACAGAAGATTCTATTTCGTGGTCTCGATGATCCTTTAAAGGTAACATCCATTACTGTTGAAGTTGGGGCGCTGTGTAGGCTATGGATTGAAGAAGCTTACGAGATTATGAGTGAAGATGCCTTCGACCGACTGGATGAGTCTATTCGTGGCCAGTTGCCTGACGGTTTGTATCACCAGGTAGTCTTAACTTTTAACCCGTGGTCCGATAGGCACTGGTTGAAGAAACGATTCTTTGATGAGCCTAGTGAAAACGTGCTAGCCATGACTACGAATTACCTGTGTAACGAGTTCCTGAGTAACTCCGACTTAGTATTGTTCGAAGAAATGAAGAAAAACCCTAAGCGGTACCAAGTAGCAGGGCTTGGCAACTGGGGCGTTGTTGAGGGCCTGGTTTATGAAAACTGGAAAGAACAAGAGTTCAGTATTGATGAAATACGCAAGTTACCAGGAGTCAAAGCTATATTCGGCTTGGATTTTGGTTATACTACAGACCCGACAGCTCTCTTCTGTGGTGTCGTTGATTCTGCAGAACGACGACTGTATGTGTTCGATGAGCTCTACGAACACGCTCTCACTAACAGTGCAATAGCTGAACGAGTAAAGCGTTTGGGATATGCGAAAGAGACTATTATTGCTGATTGTGCCGAGCCTAAAAGCATAGCCGAGTTGAGAGGATTTGGATTGACTCGAACTCGGGCATCTAAAAAAGGTGCAGATAGTATTCTGAATGGTATACAGCGCATCCAGGATTATGAAATTATAGTGCACCCTAGATGTGTTAACTTTCTTACAGAAATCAGCCAATACCAATGGGGAAAAGATAGATTTGGTAAGTATACAGGCAAGCCTGAAGATGATAATAACCATTTAATGGATGCTATGAGGTACGCATTTGAGAAATTTGCTGTGGTTAAAACCGGCAAAGTTGATATTTATTAGGAGGCTTATTATATGGCAATATTAACAAATGCTCGTAATGAAGAATATGAGCTATTGCATGACGCCTATTATGGTACAGGTATGTTTGCAGCTGGTGGTGCGTTAAAACAACATCCACGTGAGGACGCTAAAAACTATACTTTCAGACAGCATTTATCTTATTTTTTAAATCATACTGCACCTATCATTAACGCGTGTGTAGATCCGATATTCAAAGATACTATTTCACGTGATTATAACCAAAGCGAGTTAATTGAAACATTTCTTAATGATGTAGATCGATTAGGCACTACACTTCAAGAGTTTATGCGTTATAACGCCACGCAAGCAAAAATGTATGGCGTTATGTATGTGTTGGTCGATAACGTATCCGAAATAGGTGAAACAGTTGCCGACCAAATAAGTAATAGGCAGCTGCCTTATTTGGTCGCTATTGAGCCAAAAAGCGTATATAAATGGCTTACAAATGACATTGGCGAACTTGAATTTTTTGCTTATACAACTACAGTCTTTGATGATGAGGGACAAGCCAAAACCCAGTACTACGAATGGACACGCACATCTTGGACATTGAAGAATGAAGAACAAAAAATCATTGCTACTGGTGAACATAATCTTGGTAAGGTTCCAATCGTTCAATGGTTTGGTCGTTCATCTCGTAAGATTGATATTCTACCTCCACCGGAATACTTGGCTATCGCTAGAACAAATCATCAAGTGTATCATCTATGTTCGCTATTAACGCAAATACTTAATATGCAGACTTTTAGTACATTGACATTGCCTGACAACGGACAGGGTGTGGGCGATATTACGCTAGGTACAAATAATGTATTGATGTATCCGGCAGAAAGTAGTCATGCACCGGCTTTTATTGCACCAGATAGAGGACCAGCAGAGATTATCATGAGCGTTATTAAAATGCTTGTCGATGATATGTATCGGCTATCCGGAATTAATTCTGTAATAGGTGTACAGGAGGCAAAAAGCGGTGTCGCTAAGCAATGGGATTTTGAACGTACAAACCAACGATTAGCAGATTTCTCCGTACAATGTGAAAGTGCCGAAAACGATATTATTGAATTGTTTGAATTATGGACAGATACGAACGTAAATTATAAATGCGACTATCCTCGTGAATTCAAAATTAATGATATTACAGATAGTCTTGCACAATCTCAGGCCGTGCTAGATCTTGGACTAGGCAGCAACACTCTTAAAGTTGAAACAGGTAAAAAGGTATTGGACAGCTACATGCCTAACATTGAGCCTGAAACGTTCGATGAAATTGTTGCCGAAATTGAAGAAAGTGTTCAACGGCAGGAGCAAGACGAAACATATCATAATAATGATGAAGTAGAGGGCGGTGCAGAAGATGAGAACGCAGAGGGAGATAAACAAGGCAATAGATAGTTTTGAGCAAGAAGTCAAAGCACAGTTAGCACTTGGGCTTAAACCTAATGAGGCCGTTAGAAATGCATATGCAAAATATCCTGTTATGGATATGATGAAAGCTACTTTACAAGCAGAATTAGTAAATACTTTTATAGCAGGGTATGGCGGTAATGTTCCATACTCCGCTAAAAGTATCTCACAGGCTATGTCTGAAAGTTGGGCGAGTGATGATCTTACACTTTCTAAACGTTTATATAGACGTTCAAGTACTATAAGAAATGAAGTAGCCGACACCATCAAACAAGCGTTAAAGACAAATAAGACTGTAAAAGGGGTAGCAAAGTCAATTTTCGACGGCTATGGTGAGGGTGGTATTATCCCAGAGGCTAGCATACCGAAGTTTCTACATAAGCTATCCGATATAAATATAAGTGGTGAGGCTACTCCAGAGGCTAAGCGTAAGCAACGTGAGTTGTTACGCAGTGTTAAAGGAAAAATAGCAAGGCTTGATACTCCTTATGTTAGGGCTGCATATAATGAAGTAGCTGCAGCCGTTGAAGATGGCAACGAAGTTAGATTACAAAAGGCCATTTATAGTGCTACACAAGAAAAAGCACGTTATCATGCCGAGCGAATAGCACGAACAGAAAATGCGAGGGCTTACGCTGACGGCCAAATGAACAGATATTTAGACGATGAGGACGTGGTCGCTTTTCAATGGAAGTTATCCGCTAATCATCCAAGATATGATATATGCGACTTTTATGCGAATGCTGATCTATACGGACTTGGCAAAGGGGTTTATCCAAAGGATAAGTTCCCTCGACTGCCTGCACATCCGCATTGTATGTGTCATATTAAGCCAATGACTGAGCTCGATATTGATGTTAATAAGAGGCATACTAACCTTGAACAGGCAGGGCTAGAATATATAAAATCTTTGTCTAAGAAACATCAAGAAGTGTTGCTCGGTGTTAATGGGCGTGAACAGGTATTAACTGGCAAGGAGACATGGCAGAATATTGCAAGAGGTTGGACGTCTAACACTTTCAATGCAAGGGCTCCTGTTATGTCGCAAGAAATGCCTAAAAATACTGTAAAACTACATCCTCCAAAGGGCGGTAGTATAAATTCTGATTATATTATTGACACAAAAGTTATAAACAATAAGGCGTATCGTGATAAATTTAACGAATTAGGCTATTCAAAAAATATAACTAGATTAATATATTCAGAATGTATAGCATGCTTAAATGCTGCAAACGGTTATAACCGAGAACGTGGCATAATGATTGATTTAGCAACTAAAAAAGTCGGTAAAGAAAATATCGGTAAAATAGGATCTAATAATGTAGGGGTTTATTATCCTAACAATGATAAAACACCTACAAATCGATATGTAGTAATACACAATCACCCTAAAAATATTACTTTTTCTGTTACTGACATAAAAAACTATTTAACAAATAAATGTGTACATAGTGCCGTATTGGTGGACAGTTTAGGGAATGTATATCAAATCAAAAATATTAACAGAAATGTTAACGTTCAAGAGGTTGTAAAGTATACAGATACTATGTATAATAAACTCAAGAAATATAACACTACAGCAAAAGCAATGGCTGAGGTTATTAAATTTTTAGTTAAAGAGGGGGTGTTCGAATATGAAGAAAAATAAAGTTCCGATGATGATTATTGATGATAGTCAATATAAAGATGAACCGATTAATAGAGATCCAGATACTTCAATGGAGATAAGCGAAGAATTACAAGCTGAGTTAGACGAAATTAGAAAACAATATAAATTTTAAGCACATACATAATTGTATGTGCTTTTTGTTTACGCCCTTTCATGTGTGATGATTGGGCGTATTTTTATTGATGTAATAGGCGGAGGCCTATTACATATAGTTTTTATCATGTTATTACGGAGGTTACAACATGAACATCGCAGAAGTTTATCAAGCACTCGAAAATTTGGAGAACGGTCAAGATCTTATCACAGCTATTAAGGGGGAGACGTCTCGTCTTAATAATGAGGCTAAGACAACACGTGAAAAACTACAACAACAAATCACGGAGTTAACCGGTGAACGTGATACGTTAACAACTCGTGTTACCGAATTAGAACAGTCGGCAGGGGCCAATACTGGTGCTAATTCTCCGGAGTACAAAACACTCGAAAAGCAATTAAAGGCTATGAGTGAGAAGTTTGAGCTTGCTGAAACTAAGGCAAAAGAGGCTGAGGCAAAGCGTATTCAATCTGAAATTATGGCACAAACACTTGACGCCTTTACTAAGGCAAATGCGGTAGATCCGCAAGAGTTTGCAAGATTGGTTGCCAATGACATTAAAGTACAAGCCGATGGCACTTATGGCTACGAAAAAGAGGACGGCACAATTGGATCTATTCAAGACCGCACAACTGAATGGTTGCAAGGTAAGACGTGGGCCGTTAAAGCTACTGGCAATACTGGTAGCGGACAAGGTGGCAATAGTGGTAATGGCGATACTATAATGAATGAATTCGCTGCAGCAGCAGGTGTGAAACTTTAATTATTTAACTAATGGAGGCTATATAAAATGGCAATTAACACACTTCAATATTCTCAACAATTCCAAACTGTGCTTGACGCACAAATGTTAGCAGGTGCAACAACTGCTTTTATGGAGGCTAACGCAGGCCAAGTAAAGTATGACGGTGGCGATACTGTACACATTCCAGAAATTTCTATGCAAGGTCTTGCGAAGTACGACCGTGATGAGGGCTTTAATCAAGGTTCCGTTACTTTGAAATTTAACCCTTACAAAATGACACAAGACCGTGGCCGTACATTCCAACTTGACGCAATGGACGTTAACGAAACTAACTTCGTTGCAACTGCCGGTACTGTAATGGGCGAATTCCAACGTACACAAGTTATTCCGGAAATTGACGCTTATCGTTATTCTAAAATTGCTGCGTTAGCAACTGCAGCAAACAAAGTTACAGCTAGCTTTACTCCAACAGCAACAACTATTTTGGAAAAATTAGAAGAAGAAATTACAAATATCTTGGACGTGGTAGGAGAAAACGAACCTCTAATTGTTGTAATGTCTACGAAACTACGCACAATGTTAAATAATTCTGATAAATTTAACAAATTCCTTGATGTTACTACATTCCAAAATGGTGCAGTAAATACTAACGTTAAATCTTTTAACGGTGTACCTATCTTAACGGCTCCATCTGCATGCTTAAAAACTCAATATGTGTTCGCAGACGGTAAAACAGCAAACCAACAAGCAGGGGGCTTTAAGGCCGATACTGGTGCAAAGGACATTAACTGGATCATCATGCCGCAACGTGCACCTATTGCGGTATCTAAAACAGACAAAGTACGTATTTTCACTCCGGAATTAAACCAAAAGGCGGATGCATGGAAAATCGACTACCGTAAGTATCATGATTTGTGGATCCCTAAAAATCGTTTTGCTGCAATTCGTGTTAATACTGGTGCGTAATTAAGGGGTGTTTATAAATGACAAGACTTGTACGTTTTAATGAAGTTCAATACGTAGAAACTGATTACGATATTGAACGTTTAATGTCCGAGGGCTTTGCAGTTGAGGAGTTGGAGGACACAGAACCAACTGACGATACTGAGGACACAGACGAAAAGCCTAAACGTGGTGGCCGTAAGAAAGCCGAGGCGTAATCATGTTACCTGCTGAGGTGTTCGAAAGACGGTTGAGACAGGCCGTTAAATCGAGCACCTTTATGGTGCAAGATGAGGCACAGGCAAAGCATAACTTTACATCTAGGACAGCTAATTTAGAACGTGCTATTGATACACGGTTCGACTTTAATAATGGCAATAATATTGGGGTTGTATATCTTGATGATAGAGCAGCACCTTATGGGGTATTTGTCCATGAGGGTACACGACCTCATATTATTCGTCCTAAGACAAAAAGTGTTTTGCGATGGGCACCTATGGCCGGTAACGGTTTTATATTTTCTAAAAAGGTCCATCATCCGGGAACGAAATCTGATCCATTCTTATATGAGGCTATTAATCGTAAGCGTGGCGATGTATATGCTACATTCGCAAGGGCTACGAATATGGCACTTGATGATATAAGTAACAGCGATTGGCTTGGAAAGACAGACCGTGAAATTAGAATTCGATTATAGGGGGCTCAAATGTTATACGACTACACAGATATGCAGTTCACCGATGAGCTATTAGGCAAAGAGGTACTGCCACAACATGTCGAACGTGCCGAGCAAGGACTTTATGCATTCGCTAAGCGTTTAGGAGTTCCACAAGGCGATGTAATTAGAAGTTATCTAGCAGATGAGCTAGTACAACTATATACATATCGTTTTGTATGCTTTGATAAGGCTTATGCGTTGCCGGGTGCTTACACAAGGGACGGTTCGACAGATGATTTCTATAGCAAGAAATTATTATATCTTGATGAACGCATTAAGATTTTAGAAAAGCAGATTACTCCGGAAGATTTGACAGGCGATGCGAAAAGGTATGCTCGTTATCGTACCGTTGAAATATACAGGGGGTAATATGTGGCTAGAATTAATGCAACATATTAAATCTACTATCGACAGTAGCGGTGCTGCATTTAATGTCATGCTAGGTGCTATGCGACCACAAGCAGCGAAAGTCGATGAGAATGGCGTTATTATGATTATTCGTGGGGAAACTACGAGGGGCGATAATTCCATTCAATCTGAATTGGAGCAAGAACTATATATCGAGGTTTGGGGTAGGAACGATAACCCAGATTTAGAAGTAGGCTATGAATTAATAGCTAACTTGGAAGATAGGTTCGAGGTAATCATTAATGATCTACGCAAACGTTGTGGTGAATTAGACGAAACTGCATGTATATTACAGAATACTGGCTATCAGATTATAGATTTAGTATGCACAAGTAAAATTGGCGACCATGATAGTGTGCGACCTTTAGTTGGTACGCAATATCGATTTATGGTTCGCCTTATTGATTTAAAAGAGAAAACTAACGGAGGTATTTTCTAATGGCACCAGCTGCAACACCAAAAAAATTATACAAACCGGCTCAAACCGCAATGCCTACAGCCGGCAAGAATTATCTTATCTATTTAAACGTAGGCACTGACGAAACTACGAATGCTGAATGGCTTATCTTGGGCGGTCAACGTAGTGGCGATGTATCTCGTAAAGCCGATTCTATTGACGCATCTAGTAAAGACAGTGGCGGTTGGAAAGTTACTATTCCGGGTATGAAAGAATGGTCTATCGACCTTGAAACGCTTTTAATGCCAAACGAAGAAAGTTTGACATTGCTTGAAAAAGCATTCTTAAATGATGAAAAAGTTCATCTTAAATTTGAATATCCGGATAAATCTTACATGACTGGCTATGCATCTATTACAGAATTGTCCTTAAGTACTCCGCATGATGATGTGGCTACATATAAAGGCGCTTTGAATGGCGCCGGCCCATTGTCTGAGTTGAAAAAAGCCTAATTAACTATTAACAAGGAGCGTGTTTTAACATGAAAAAAATTAATTGTGATCTATTCGCTGTGGGCGAAACTATCTATTTCAACATTGGTCGTATTGCTGAGTTGGAGCAGCTATGGGGTGAGCCTATTTTTAAAGCGGTACAAAGTGGCACAATGACGTTTAATCAGCTTATCACTGCATTGGTCGTAGGTATGAAACACCACGGCAAAAAGCGTGATTACATCTATTACCAAGATAAATTACAAGAACTCTTTGACGAGGGAACAGTCCAATATGCCGACCTTGTACAGTTGATTGTACAAGCCCTTATTGGTAGTGGTGTATTTGGTAAGGCTGCATATTACGCATTATTCCCAGATGAGGCCGATGAGCAAGCACGCTCCGAGGTTGAGGCTGAAAACGAAACAAAAAACTAAGAGGGGGCGACACCGCCCCCTCTTTTAAAATATGGATAACGAAAGCTGAACGTATGGCGTATGGTCCGCTTAATCTTAAACCGTGGGAATTCATGAATTTAAGCCCTATGGAATATTACAAACTTGCCGAGGGTTATGAGTTAAGAACGGAAATAGAGGACCGTAAGCAAGCGTATTTTGCGTGCCTAATGACAAATGTACATATCGCAAGCAAACGAAAATTGACTGTTGAAGATATTATGAAACAACTTCATCCAATGACATTAGCTAAACGCAAAAACGAAGAAAAGTTATTCATGGAAGAATTCAGACAAGAGGGAGGTGAGATATAGCATATGGCCGAAAGTCAAATTAATGTCAAAATTGTTGGCTCGTCTAATGGTGCGGAACAGGCACTTGATAGAGTGGCAAGGAAAGCTGAGCAAGCACTAGGCAAAAGCATTTCTAATTCGCTTGATAGCGTAAGAAATAAAGCTCAAAAGGTCTTTGGGGTTGAAATTCCGGGGCTTATGAACGCTGCCAAAAGTGGTGCTGCATTTGCAGGTGCTGCAATGGGCATTGAGGCAGCCGGTAGGGCGTTAAAAGATATGGCCGTTAGTGCAGTTAAAACAACGGACCAATTAACGCAATTAAGGGCTCGTATTGATCTTATCAATGACGGTAGTCAAAGCACCGCCGAAATTATGGATAAGGTATTTTCTGCCGCCAATCGTTCACGTGGTAGCTTTTTAGATATGGCTGATAGCGTTGCAAAACTAAATTTGTTAGCAAAAGACGCTTTCACCTCCAACGATGAGGCCATTTATTTTGTTGAACAGTTAAATAAGCAATTTAAAATTGCCGGTGCAGGCGTACAAGAAACTACATCCGCTATGTACCAATTAACACAAGCTATGGCAGCAGGTAAGCTACAGGGCGACGAATTCCGTTCTATTATGGAAAATGCTCCGATGTTGGCACAAAGTATCGCACAAGAAATGGGGCTATCTGTAGGGCAATTAAAAGAAATGAGCTCGCAAGGTCTTATTACTGCTGACATTATCAAAAATGCGTTATTTAATAGTGCAGAAGAAACAAATGCAAAATTCGCAGAAATTCCTATGACATTCCAAGATATAGGAACTAAATTGCAGAATGATCTTATTGCTGCGTTCCAACCAGTAATGGAGGAACTGGGCAATATGACAAGTTCCGATGCATTTATGAGTGTATTAAACGAATTAGCGTTTGCATTTAAAGTAGTAGCTGCAGCTGCACAAGTATCTATCGCAATTATTAAAGGTGCTTTTAGTGGCCTAAGCGTGGTTATCACCACCATTAAAAATATCGTATCTAGCTTTGTACAGTTGTTTGTTACATCCATGCCTTTGATTACTGCCGCTATTATTGGCGTGAGTGCTGCGTTTTTAGCACAAAAAGCCATTATAGCAAGTCATAATACAATGCTTGCTTTATTGACTGTTCGCACAACTTTGGTTACTGCTGCAAGCGTAATCTTGGGCGGTGCTATTGGTGCGGTAGGTCTTGCGTTTGGTGCTTTTAAGGCCATTGCAATGACTACACAAGCCGTAATTATGGCTATTAGGACTGCAAATATTGCTAGTGCGGTTGCGATGGGTGTGGCAAAGGTGGCTACACTTGCATTGAGTGGTGCTACAGCAATTCTTAACGCAATCATGATGGCAAACCCTATCCCTATATTTGTAGGTGCATTAATGACGCTTGTCGCTGTGTTTGGTCTTTCTAGGGCTGCGGCAGGTGGTTTTAGTGAAACGCTAAGCGAAGTATTTTCAACTATCGTACATACAGCCGTTTGGGGTGTTAATAAGATTATTGAGGCCCTTAACTGGCTTATCGCAAAGTTAAATAGCGTTGGTGATAAGGTGGCCAAGTTTTTCGGTGGCACGTTTACTGCCATTCAACAAGTAGATACGATTTCCGCTGATACTGCACAAAGTATCGTCAATACTGCCGGTGATATTATGGGGCAAATCACATCAGGCTTATCCGGTGGAGGTGGCGAACTTGGTGGCGGAGGCGGTGGAGGTGGCGACACTTCTGGCGGTGGCTCCGGTGGCAAAGGCGGTGGAGGTGGTAAAGGTGGCAAGGGTGAAGATTTAGCGAAAGAGGCTAAACAAATTCACGAAAAAATCTTGCAATCTTTCCTTGAAATGCAAGGCAACCAAGTAGAGTTAATCAAACTTCAATACCAAAAGGAGCGAGAAGAACTTGAAAAGTCAAAAACCGCTAATGAAAATTACCATGAAGATTTGAAACTACTTGATGAAGTTTATGCAGAAAAGCGTATCAAGGCGAAACAGGAGGAAATGACAAAATTACGTGCCATTGAAACTGGTATTCGTGATATGCAACAAGATTTTGCATTTAAAACTGCAAGTAAAGATAGTACAGGTAACGTATCTCCTGCCGTGCAGTTAAAAAATGATTATGAAAACGCCATAGATGAAATCGAGGACCGTTATGCAGACATGGTCGATAAGTTCATGAAAATGGACAAAATGGAGCAACAACATCATATTGACCTGTTAAAACAACGAGGTATTGAATTCGAAATGAGTGCTGACGGACAAATCTCCTACGAGCAAAGGAAAAACGAGGAGTTGTTAGCGGCACAAGATGAGTACAATAAAAAGGCTTTGCAACAACATACTGATCTAGTTAACGAAAAGTATGCTATTGATGAGGCTATGCGTACTCAGAACTTCGATGCGTTACAAGCTGCGTTGAGTGATGAATATATTGCAGAGCAACAGCACTACGACGCCAAAAAACAGCTCATGGAGGAGTGGAAACAAGCCACAATCGATGCTCATTGGAATGGACAGCAACTATTAATTGACGCTTTAAACGCTGGTATAGATAGTATGCAGAGTGGCATTTCAGGTCTTATTCAAGGCACTACCTCTTTAATGACTGCCATTCAAAATATTGGTAAAGCTATTTTAAAGACTATTGCAGATTTTATCGCAAGTTGGATAGCGGCTATGGTTAAAAAAGCCATATTCAGTAAAATGATGCAAAGTCAGGAGGCTACAAGCAGTATTGCTGCAGCTAACGCTCAGTATCCGGCATGGTCTGCGTTGGCTCAACAAGTTAGTATGGCAACATTTGGTGCTAGTGCTGCAGCCGGCATGGCTGCGTGGACTGCTAATACTACCGCAGGAGCAGGGCTTTCACTTGCTAATGGTGCAACAAGTTTTGCATCGTTAGGATCCGCAAAATTAGACTTACCAAAAATGGCGAACGGTGGTGTGGCCTATGGCTCAACTTATGCTGAGATTGGCGAGGGTAAGTATAAAGAGGCCGTTCTACCTCTAAGCGAAAGTACATATGACGAAATGGGTGCAGGAATAGCACGTGCCGGTGGTGGTGCTACTGGTGGCATTACGTTTAACGTATCCGCTATGGACGCTCATTCGTTTGGTGATTGGTTAGAGAATTCGGCAGGTCGTTCTTTGCGACAGTTTTTAGTTAATCAAAACAGGGAATTTGTGGCTACGGAGGGTACATGGTAATGGCTGATTTATTAAAATTTCCAGATATTAGAACCCTTGCGTGGAAGTCTACAAAAGCTCAAAAATGGGATACTAAGATTAAACGTACAGGGAGTGGTCGAGTACGAACCATGACAACGTGGCAATATCCTCAATATACCATTACAACAGAATTTGCAGTACTAAGCCCAGAAGAACATAAGCGTCTTATGGGCTTTTATGCATCTGTAAAGGGTGGTACTGTTCCGTTCTTATGGTTAGATCCAGAGGACCATGAGGAGAAAGGCGTAAGGCTTGGAACTGGTGCACAATCTGAATGGCAAGCAGTTCGCTTGTATGGTGATTTTAGGGAACCAGTAGCACATATTGAGAACCTAAAATTATACGCTAATGGTACGCAAGTTAATGCCGTATCAGATAAAGGCGTTATAAGATTGGCTGCAGGTGTTAGGGTATCTCCGACCGCTATTATTACTGCTGACTACACTTACTATTGGAAAGTTATGTTCAGTGGTGATTATACAGACGAGGCCGTTTTTAAAGACGTATTTAAGTCTAAATCGTTTAAATTGGTTACAGTGAGGTGATTATAAATGAAACAAGTTAGCGAGGCTTTAAGCGTTCATTTAAGCAACTCACAGACATTTGTATCTTGCGACTTGTATGAGTTAAGGCTTAAAAGTGGCATTTCTTACTACTGGGCTGATACTGATATTGATGTTAGTTATGGAGGAAACACATACAAGGGCGATGGGCCAATTATTGTGCGTGAAAAGATTTCTACAACCAGCACTGTTAGCGTTGATAAGTTGAACGTTACAATAACTGCTAATCAGTCCGACCAAATTGGTGGTGTTCCTGTTCTGACTGTTGCTCATAATGGTGGCTTAGACGGTGCTACGTTAAATTTGAGGCGTGCTTTCTTTGACGATAAAGGGAATGTAATCGAATGTATTGATCTATTCAAGGGTATTTGTGAGGTTAGTCAGGGCGGTGGCTTTGCATTAAAAATAAATGCAAAATCAGTAGTCCAAAGGCTTAATATTGAATATCCGAACAGACGATACTATCCGCAATGTCCTTATTCTGTATATTCAAAAGAGTGTGGCGTTGATATTACCAAATATCGTAAGCGTGTTACTGTTACCGCTGTTATAGGTAATAACAATGTACAAGTCGATACTTCGTTTGAAAACGGATTTTATACCGCAGGTGGTATGGAATGGATAAGCGGACCGCTAGCAGGGCAAGCAACTCAAATTATGGATAGTGCTACGAACTCAATCGTTTATATGAGTGCCACAAATACAACGCCTAATGTAGGCGATGTGGCGTATATCTATCCGGGGTGCGATAAAACACCTGCAACTTGCAAGGCTAAGTTCAATAATTTTAGTAGGAACAGGGCAACGCCTTATGTTCCGTTAAAGGAGACGATACGATGAAATTGACAACAGGTGAAATGATTGCCGATGCTGCAAAAAAGTGGATAGGCACACCGTATCAAAACAATACTATGGTTCATGGTGTTGGCGTCGATTGCTCCTATTTGTTAGTTGCTGCAGTAGTTGATAGTGGCCTAATGAAACGTGATGAGCTAGAAATAGAAAATTATTCTAACGAATGGCATTTACATCGTAGCGAAGAAAAGTACCTAAAGTACGTTCAAAAAGTAGCTGACGAGGTTCCTATTGATGATATTCGTATCGGTGATTTCTTGCTATACCAATATGGGCGTTGCATTTCTCATGGTGCAATCTATGTTGGCAATAATTTAGTTGTACATGCGTTTGTTGATCTAGGCGTAATCTATTCATCTATTGACGATGTATTATTCTATGACGCAAAGGGCAAAAGTCGTTTACGTGCAGTTTACAGATTTAGGAAAGGGGGGTAAATAATGGGTTTTCTATTTAGAGGACGGAATACGACCAATCGTGCTGATATGATTTCCGACTTCATGATAAATACCGCCTCTTATGGTGAAGTAGTTCCAGAAGTACTTGGCACTACAAGATTAAGTGGCAACATTATTTATTACGATGACTTTACCCCTCATGAACACAAAACCACTACACGAACTGGCAAGGGTGGTGGCTCAAAGCATACTGAAATAACCTACACATATACAGTCGCATGTGCGATTGGCTTATGTGAGGGCCCTATACAGGGTATAGGTAAAGTATGGCGAGATAAGGAAATATACGACTATCCGAATGAAAAGATTGAGCTTACTGCATATAAAGGTGATTATGGACAAGCTCCATGGCCTTATGTAATCTCTAAGCATCCGGAAAAGGCGTTGCCTTATAGCGGTTTAGCTTATATGGCAGGCGTAGTCGATTTAGGCGAACGAGGAAGTTTACCGCAATACAACTTTGAAATAAAAGGCAAACTCTTAGAAACTGGCGACGGTGTTGATGTAAACCCTGCCGATTATATTGTGCATGTGTTGAAGTCCATAGGCATTGACGATGTTAATATTGACGGCTTAGAACACTACAGGGAATATTGCAAGGCAGCTGATATTCTTATTAGTACACCGCCAGATAGTAGAAGTTCAAAGGCTCAAACTGTAATTAACGATATAGCTGAAATTACAAATAGTTTGGTTTTTTGGTCTACTGACAGACTTAAAATCGTACCGTTAGCCGATAAACCTATTGGCACATGGAGTCCATACAATCAAATTCAATATAACTTAAATGCTGATGATCTTATTCCGGCTAGCGATGGACAGTTAGTTGTGTATAAGAGAAAGGACAGCTCAGAAAGTTATAACCAAGCGACTGTTGAATTTATTAATCGTGCGAACGGTTATGAGAAAGAGACAGTCGCTTTTGAGATTGTAGCCGATGTGCAAAAGAATGGTTTAAAGCCTGCCTCCAAGAAGTCTGCACATTATCTGTATACTAAGGCGAGGGCTCAATACTACGCCGAGCAATTAGCCATGAAACGGCTATACGCTAAAAATCAGTATACGTTCCGTTTAGATTGGGCGTTCTGCAGGTTAGAACCGGGCGACCTTGTTACTCTTACCGACGAATTATGTGGCCTAAATAAACAGATAGTCGTTATAACTTCTGTATCTGAGGCAGCAGACGGACAGTTAGAAATAACTGCGGAGGGTAAACCGCCCGGCACGTATGCTCCGGCTAAATACAACGTACATGAGAACGAGCGACCTTTTATTGACTACAATCAATCTGCACCAAGCGTCAATGATGTGGCTATATTTCAGACGGTTGGCGATGTTGGTGGCAATCAAATATTCGTTGGGGTTAATGCTCCGAGCGGTTGGGGTGGTTGCTCCGTATGGGTATCCGATAATGGTGAGAACTATCGACGTATAGGATCCATCACGCAACAAGCTAGAATGGGTAAATTAAAATACGGCTTTGCTCAAAATGGCAATTTCTGTAACGTGATACTCAATCAAGGCGTGTTAAAAAGTGGAACCCATGTCGATGCTGAACGTGCCAACACCTTATGTTGGATAAATGGCGAGGCGTTGAGCTATGAAACTGTAGAAACTCATCCGGATAATTGGTATACGTTGCGAGGTTTAGTCCGTGGCCAATACGGAACTAAGGCTATTAATCATGGTGCAAATGAAAGGTTTGTCAGAGTTGACGAGGCTTTATTCCATTACCCTTACCGTAAAGAGGATATTAACAAAACCGTATATCTCAAATTTACTTCGCTAAATGTATTCGGAAGTAACGAACAGGGGCTTGATGAGGTAAGGGAATATCAGTATAAGATTGTGCCTTATTTTATCCCAGAAGTGAATAATTTAACGTTGTTTACTAAGTACTACAAGATAGGAAATGGGGTATTGTCCTTTGATGTGGTAGCTCAGTTTGATACACCTCAAATTAATAGCTTTGATACTGTCGAACTTTGGTATCGTGAGGGCAATTCCGCTTGGAAGTATGGCGGTAATGGTAACGGTCAAATCTCTATTAGTGGTTGCGAGCTTGGACATACTTACGAAGTAAAAGCTATTGTTAAGGACGTACACGGAAACACTTCGCAAGGTGTTACGAAGTCCATTACTGTGGCTATGAAAACGGAAGTTCCGAATGCTCCGCAAGGCTTTTCTATTACATTTAGCGATAAAGCCAATTTTAACTGGCTTGAAGTTCGTAATGCTGACATAGATTTCTATGAGTTGCGACTTGATACAAGAACAGGGCAGAACGATGGCTTGATAGGTAAAAGCAATAATACTACTTATAGTGGTATCTTACGTAATCGTACTGGAAAAGTTTATCTGTATGCTCATAACCCATCAAAAGGCTATGGGGCACCTGCCGAGTTGACTTACAACGTACCTGCTCCGCCTAAACCAACTAACGTTAAAGTTAGTGGCAATCTAAATGGCGTAGGGGTTATATTCCAATCTATTCCAGCCGGTTGCAAGGGTGCTAATGTCTACGTTGATAATACTGTATATTTCACATCAACGAATGTAATGAACATTCCTTTAGAGGCAGGAATATATTCCGTTAAAGTGGCTTATGTCGATATCTTTGGTGAGGGGCCAAGAACTGACGCCATATCTGCTACTGTTAAAGCTAAAATAGACAGTGAATTACTTGATATGGAGGCATTAGGCATAGCCGATATGGATAAGGCCGTTAAGGCTTTAAAGTCTGAAGTTGGCACAGTTAAAACTAGCGTTGACGGTTTTAATAGTAAATTAATCGACCAAGCTAATGCATTTCAACGTACTGTTAGTGATCTAAATAAAAGTACCACTTCGCAAATAACTCAAATATCTAAGGGGCTTGAATTAAAAGTTACGCAAGCTATTAATAGCCTAGACGGACGTGAAATTGTAAGCCGTATTAATCTTACGCCAGCCGGCACTAAGATTGACGGTAAACTATTACACGTTACTGGACAAACCGTATTTGATGATAATGTAATCGCTCGTAGAATGATACAGGCAAAGGCGGTATCTGCTGACAAAATCAGTGTTGAAAACTTAGCGGCCATTTCTGCGAATATTGGTGATCTAAGAGGTGGCACAATTACTGGTACCGTTATTAAAAATGCATCTAATACGTTTAGCGTTGACGCTAACGGTAATATTAGGGGCGTAAACATTACTGGTTCAAGAATTGACGCCAATAGTGTATATGCTAATGGCGAACCACTAAAGAACACTAATTTTATGAGCTTACATGTTGTTAGCGGACAGAAAATTGCCTTGCCTGCCGGTTATAACTATGAGCGATGTTTATATTATCTGACGAATGTCAAAATGAAAGCCGAGGCAGCTTATTCTATCAGAGGTCGTTATTTTAACGACAGCGATATGAATAAAATTCACGACTTTAACAATCAATACTCTACGTATTGGAATAATAGGCCGGGTGGCGGTAAAATAGACGATTTAGAGGGCGGACATTGGTTACATGGCGAACCGTTGCAAAATCGAGTGTTCTATCCTAACAACGACGCTCCAGTCGGTGGAATTTTCTCATATGGCCGTGGTTCCGGAAATGCAGGGGTCAATGCTAAATGGTTTAGAGGTTGCGGCATAACTAAAGAGGGTTATTTCTATTTCTTTCACAATTCTGGCCAATTCGGTTATTATGGCGAGGCTGATTTACTTATCGTTTCGTTCTGGTAAGGGGGTTATTAATGGATCTTGTAAGACGTGAAAACGAGACTTTACACGTTGGGGAAGATTGGCGGAGGGCATATACCATTGTTGATGATGTAAGCCTACATAACGCCAACGCCGTATGTAAGGTTCGTACTAAACAAGGTAAGGTGCTTTGTGAGGCTGAAACAAGCGTAAATGGACAAACTATTTATGTTACTATTCCAAAAGACAGCACATTAAGCATTGATAAAGCCTATAACAAGGCTCAGTATGACGTATTCTTAATTTTAGAAGAACGTACATATAAGCTAATTATGGGCGAAATTACTATTATTCATGATGTATCTATGCATTAATTAAAAGGAGCAAAATCATGGCAGAAACAAAAACACTTCAAGAAATTTTACTTACATTGGGCGAAAAGCCTTTAAATGTAAACGTAAATCTACCGGGCATTAAAGGTAAAAACGGCCAAGACGGTCGCAATGGTGCTGACGGTTTAAGTGCATATGATATTGCACAACTAAATGGCTTTACAGGCACTCAACAAGAATGGTTAGACAGCCTAAAAGCTGGTGCCGTTGCAGATGAGGCACGCACAATGCTATTAAATGGCAACGTGTGGTGTAAATCTGCTGCAATTAGTGATGTATTGGCTGCAGTTATTTCAAATTTAGGGAAAGCATTCCCACGCACTGAATTTAAACCGTTGAAAGTAGGCATTGTATTGAAAGGACAACGTGTTATCGCCGTGGAGGGTGAGCCTCATTACTTTGTTAAGGTGGCAGGCATGGAAACTCCATTCGAGATTGGCGATAATGGAACTGGATCCATTTCTATTGAGCCTATGGGCGTTGATGATGTACATTTGACTTACCATAATTTCACTGGCGAAAAAGTAGGTGAAACAGTAATTGCCGGCAGTCATGAAGATACTAGAACACCAGATGAAACTTACGAAGAAAATGGCGTTAAATATGCGTTATTTGGTCGCAAGTTAGAAGTTAACGTAGTTAATTTCAATGGTGATTTCGAGCACAATTTCATTTTACTTGGCAAGTGGCCTAAAACCTCTATTGATAGCGTTTTAATTAAAGCTAGCAGACCAACTACATTAAAAACAGGGGCTTTGGATGGCAGAAGATATACATTCACAGATGTTGTTGGCAATCACATTGGCAATATTCCTGTGTTGGTTGATAACCCTAAAAATGTTACATTTGACAATAATGATAGATATGAATACCCTATCAAGCTTGGCAGTATTGAATATGGCACAGCCGATGTTGCGTTCGACTCCTCCCGTGTTGAGTGGTCTGACAGCCAACATAAATATGTAAGTACTGGCTCTTCTATCGACCATTTATAATAGGTGAACGCAATGCAAGTAATAACAGATTTTCTATGCGAGGCATGGCGAACACTGACAGACTCATTCGCTATTAAAGCCTTGCTTGCGGTAGTTGCGGAAGTCGGTATATACATGTTAGGTCTTAAACACGTACAGGTGTTAGGTATATTCATTTGCCTAGTGTTTTTAGATCTATTCACAAAGTGGTCTGCGATTGGGTATCAAATGTTAGTTGATATGGGGGCAAACCCTGAGAATATCGGCGGTTTTGACAAATACATAGCGATTCCGGCCGCATGGGGTAAAGGGTTGATATCATCTAAGCATATGCGTAAGCCTTTCATTACAAAGGTGTTAACATATTGCCTAGCGACAGCTAGTGCGTGGTGTTTTGATTACATGGCAGGTAATTACGCATTCGCAGTCAATCTTGTATGGTTGTATCTTGCTAGCGTCGAATTTCTTTCCATTTTGGAGAACCTACGAGACGGTGGCAATACTACCATTTCAGGCTTATTAGATTTAGTTCAATCTAAAATTGATATGCTTTTAAAAAAGTAATGTATTTGTATAGGGCTACAATTATGTAGCCCTATTTTTATTGGAGGTGTATATAATGAAAATCGGTGCATATTTTGATGATTATGAGTTCGCTTGCAGTTGCCATCGTCATGAAGTTGATGAAAACGGCCATAATAAATTGGACCATATCATCGATAAAAGATTGGTAGACTTGCTCGACAGAATTCGTGAACGTTTGGGAGTGCCATTATATATTAATAGTGGGTACCGTTGCCCTGAACATAATGAGGAAGTAGGGGGCGTGCCTAATTCTCAGCATGTAGAGGGTACAGCCGCCGACATTACCTACGATGGCATTGATGTTGATTACTTGGCGTCTATTGCCGAAGAATGTGGGGCCGACGGAATTGGTTGTTATTATTATCAAAACTTCGTGCATGTTGATGTTAGGGGATATGCAGCACGTTGGAATGATCTCGACTAACTAAAGGGGCTATATATGTATGAGAAAATCACGAACTACATCAATGCGGTTAAATCTCAGATTACTGTTAAGCGGTTTATTCTTATTTGTGGTTGTGTGTTGCTCCTCATTGGTGCATGCCAACTCATTGACGGCTACTTCACCGCAAGAGGCAACTATCAACGTGCCATTGACAAGTTGGAACGAACTCAAAGGGAACTTGATACAAGCCGACGCCTTAATCAAGAGCTCAAACTTGTCATTGAACGAGGCTCAGACCTTAACCGCCAAGCAAGCGACCGAATTGAACGAATTGAAGATTATCAACGAAGAACGGAGCAAGGAATTGGCCGAGCTCAAAACTATCAACGAGAAACAGGGGCAAGAGTTAGCGAAAGCATCGAAATTAATAACCGAGCAGGCGAGCTCATTAGAAACAGCCTCCGTATCATTGAACGAGTTGAAAGCGGAAATAAAGAATAATAGAAAGACAGAACAAAGGTTACGCCGGCAACGTGATACATGGGCTATTAGCAACGTAGCACTATTTCTTGCAGGTGCGTTGCGTAGATAGACGGAGGTGATCCAATATCTCCATAGCGTGTAATGGTGGATACACGCAACTATAAATAGAAGAGCCTACTAACTTAGAAAATATCTAGTTTAGTAGGCTCTATTTTTATTTGTAAAAGTATAAATAAATGCTTGCAAATAACACGAAAACGTGTTATAATATAGACATAGGGAAGGAGGTGAAACCATTGAAGAAGTTAAGGAAGATAATAAAAAAGTGGCTACCGATAATAACAGCGTTTATCCAACTAGCAATCGCGATAATAGAACTGTTAAAACGATAACCACAGGGGCTCGAAAGAGCCCCACTCTTCCTAACTATTATATCAATGGGATAGATATGATTTCAAGATTAACTTTAATAATTAGTATTATTGCCTTTGTATTATCCGTCTATAATCTATTAGTGATACTAGGAGTACTGTAATGAAACTAGATGATGTAATGACCACACAAGAGGCTGGCGAAAGATGGAATGTACCAGCTGATTCTATTAAGCAATGTTGCTTAAAGCGATATGCAAATAAGCAGTTTACCGATGATGAGGCTAGAAAATCGGGTAAGAACTGGCTTGTAACCCGTCAAGGGATGGAGCGTTTATATGGTGAAGAAAAGGATCGTTCTATATAA